GATGGTAATTCTCTTGAAAATTACCTAAACTACCCCCCCCCCCCCCCTTGAATTATGTTGCGTAGCTTAACGATCATCCGACATCCTCCGATACCATTTTGCCCAGTGTGGTCGAGACTTCTGCGTAGATTTCTGTGGTTCTGGCTGAACTGTGGCCTAGCGCCGCCTGAGCTGCGTCCAGTCCAAACTTGGCTCTGACCATGGTTGCGTGGTAGTGCCGGATCTGGTGGCTCGTAAAGTGTGGAACCTTGGCACGCTTGCAAGCGATCTTGACCCACCTGCCATAGTAGTCGCTAGTCATATCGGTAAAGAGTCGCTTGTGAGGATCATCCGTCTTCCACTCGTTTATCAGAGCCATCGCCCGTGGACCCAGATGGACAGTCCTATCTTTATTCCTCCATCTGTTCTTGTGCTTGTATGGCGAATAAATGTTCCCATTGATTTCGGCCATCGTCATCCTAAGCACCTCACCACACCTCATGCCTGTGTAGAGTTGCATCCTGAGCACAGCGGCAATCCGTGGCTGACAGTGATCCAGAATCGACTCGACCACCTCACACGCAACTGGCTTGACCTTCTTTGGTTGTTTGGCCGAAGATCGACCAGGCTTGATCTTCCTGACAGTCAACAGGGCTGACCAGACGGTGGGTGTCACCAGATCCATCTGAGCCGCCCATCGAAAGATGTTCAGAAGATAGTTGTGTTTTTTGTTGATGGTCGTCAAAGCCAATCGTTTATCCACCCACATCTGGATCAGCTCAGTCAAACGACCAGGCGAAAACTTTTCCGCCGGATAGTCAAAACGTTCCAGATCTTTGACGACTCGACCAACCGCTTTATCCTCATCAGAGTCTGGGGGCTTTTCTCTTTTTACGTGCTCCAGGTATTTTATAGCGATTGTAGCGACACTGAGTCTGACTTGAACTTCCACCTTGGGACATGGCTCACCATAAGCCATGATATTCGAGAGCATCTTGGCATAGGACTCCGCTGCCTCGATGCTTCCCGATAAACCCGTATATATTTCCGTACCGTTCCAAGTGATGTAGGAACGGCCAGAACCTTTGTGATGACAATGAGTTGGGACAAGAGATTTCTTACGTCCCATGTCGAAGGTATCTATGATAAATCCGTACATTTACGGAGGTATTCCAGACAATTTGTTGAATTTTAGAAGCGAATGAGAGGATAGAGAAATACTTATATACCATGCAAGTTCCTTGTCAAATAGATGTTAAAACTTTCTGTCGCGTAAACTAAGATAGTACGCCCGACAGGATTCGAACCTGTGACCGACGGATTAGAAAGACGCCGGAAGGGGTTCTGCAAGGGTTTGTGCTGACTGAATTACGGAGTTATCGAAGTCAGTCGAGGCTTAGTTGACGGATGCGGTGTTTAAGACAACCGTTGCAGGTGTTTCACCTGACAGTTCTCCAAACCAGCGATCATATGCGGCATCGCGCAGTTCTGGCGCAAGCGTCATAAATTGCTTGATGGCGACCATCACCAAAGCTGCGTGGCGAGGCCTGCGGTTGCCAAACATTTGCTTGGTCAGTCGCAATCTCGAAATCTCAATGTCGAGGTCTGCCAAGATTTGAGGGGCAACCTTCAGATCCAGCCGAGCCGTCAACGCTTCTGTTTTGCTCATGTCTCCTCCTTTCCATTCGTTAGATTATACGAGAGTTACGACTAACCGTCAAATACGATTTAGCGTAATGCGTTTTTTCGGTTTGACTACCGAAACGGTTATACGTATATTACGGTTGTTGATCTATCACGGTTTTCGGGATGTTCTCTACTGAGGAACTCAAGTTGAGTAAGACAACGGATAGCAAGAATCGCACTGAAGTGCGTCTGCCAATGGATTTAAAGCGAGACATGCGCGTTTATTGTGCAAAAAACGATCTAACCATGCGAGAGTGCATGATCTCTGCTTTGCGGGAATTCATAAGGAGTCATAGCTGTGCTGAAAACGCAACATGAGTCCATACAGTTTGTCTTAAATAAACTCACTTGGGAACTGCCACTGGGCACCGTCCGTGGCCAGCTCGATGAGCCTGGTCCACGGTTTATTGACCCTTATGATAAAGACGAGCGAGAAGCAATTCAGGCTCTCTCAAACGAGAAAGGCTGAATCCATGTCGTGGCCAGATTACTTTGACGCCTGCGCTCGCAACGATCTGTTTGCAGCGTTCGAGGCGCTCGTTTCTATTGGCTTGCTTCCAGTGGTCAACGGTGAGGACAAGCATGGCAAGATCAAACGACCGATGGCCAACAAGGATGAGCCATGGCAGCATGTTACAACCGATCAGTGGCGACAACGATTGATTGGATATCTTCAGAATGGAGTGCCTGTCGGGATTGGATGCAAGCCTGTTGGTCATGTTGTGTTTGACATCGACCCATACAACAAGGATACCAAGTTTCTTCCCGATGCTTGGAAAGAGTCCGCCCAGCTTCTATTTGGTTCTGACGACTGGCCAGAAACTCTGATCGTCAAAACGGAGGGTGGTTGCCATGTCTGGTTTCAGGTGACCGATTCCATCCTTCAGGCATGGGGGCGCTTAGGCAAAAAAACCATCGAACTTCCATCCAAAGGGAAGATTGAAATCTTTGTTGGCCTGTCTGACGCTGGGAGTCAGGTGGCCTGTGCTCCGAGCGATGGGAAACGGGTTTCAATTCCGATGGCACCAATTGCCCTGCCTGAATCCGCAGAGCAGGCGATCCTACAGGCAATCACTCGACCCGAGAAACCAAAGGTCGATTTTCCTCCTGTGATCGGAAATGTTTCCAGTGATTTTGAGTGGGCCAAAATGGTGCTCGCTAAAGGATATCTGGACACTCAACTTGGAGACTACGACAAATGGCTTGCGGTAGGCATGGCGCTTACCCACAAGTTTGGCGAAGACGGGGCTGAACTCTGGGAAGAGTGGTCAGCTCGCCATGCCAAGCACATTGATGGAGAATGTGCCATCAAAGTCAGATCCTTTAAACGAATCGATGGCGACAAGCAAATTCGGTTTGGAAGTTTGATCCAGATAGCCAAGGCCAACGGAGCAGCTCCGCCACAGATATCGACTGAGCCATTGCCGACAGAGTTCTTTGAAGGTTTGCCAGATGCGGCCAACATTGACCATATCTTAGCTTTGATGAAGGAACGGAAATGGCTTTGGGGCGATACCGAAAAGAACGTGGGATGGTTTGTTGATCGTGGCTTACATCTCGTTGAGGGTAAAGAAGGTACAGGCAAGACGCGATGGATTTTGGATCTGGTCAAACGTTGGTCACTGGATCAACACTGGCCTGATGGCACAAAAACCGAGATGGACCCAGATTCAAAGGTTTTATTCGTCGCTTCAGATAGCCACTGGGACCAGATAGCGACAACAGCAGTCGCTTTTGGGATACCTTCCACCAACGTCATATTCACTGGACCTGAGAACGACCCATACAACTTTACAAATATCGACGATCCGCAGACGTTGGCCATGATCCGTCACTGGTGTGGTCGCTATAAGATTGGGATGGTTGTTATAGATACGCTCATGGCCGCTTCCTCAAGACCACTTGTGGATCCTCAAGAGGTGGCCAAGATCGCAACTCCATTGAGAGAACTGGCGAGAGAGTTTTCTATCCCTATCGTGCTCGTTGGCCACCTGAACAGCCAGGGCGAGACCTGGGGCCGGTCTATGGGCAGAACATGCGACAACGTGATTCGTCTTGAAGCTGACGAGATGGACGAGCAGAACATCACGATCAAATCCGTGAAGGCTCGTTGGAATCGTTTTGAACTTCCGACAATCCAAGGCCGACAGGGCGAGTCTGGTTGGGAGTATTCAACGACCGGATCAGACAGCAGCGACGAGAAACAAATTAAGGGGCGAGCTGGCGCAGAAATCGCCATTAGAGCACATATTAAGTCCTGTGGCAAAACAGCTTGGGGCGAAATACAGGACGAACTGCAAGAGCAAGGGCATGCCAAGAACACGATTGATAGAGCACTAAAGTTCATGGTTGCAAACTCTGTGCTTGCGAAGTGGGAAGAACACTTCCCATCTGGAAAAAAATGCACCTTTTACGACTTTGACCCAAGTCAGTCCCAATAGTTAGTCCCAACTCCCAAGTTGGGGTATATATACCCCCCAACACTGGGACTAAGTCGCGTGGGACTAAGTTGGGACTAAGTTGGGACTAAAGAAAATAAGGCACTTGGCAAAATGTGGGAGTGGTTTGGGAGTGGTCCCAAGATGGTTTGGGACTAAGTAGGTTGGGACTAACTTTGGGACTAAGTTTTAGACCGATAAGTTACCAAACAAACAGCCGGAAATCACGATTTCCGTTTTTTCGTAAAAAATAGAATTGACGTATTTCCGTTTCATACGTATATTACGAGTGCGGTTTGAAAACGTCTCAAACAACTCTTTGCTGGAGTCACCGAAATGAACACCTTACTTGATCAAGATCTATCTGCTGACCATCAGACCCGTCTTCGTGACGGGCTGAGGGATTATGACAACCACCAGGTGGAGAAAGAGTGCATGGCCAACGAACTTTCTGAACGGTTTAGGCTTGATCGTCAGTCACGTGAGGAAAACCGAGCCAGATGGTTGGACCTGAACTATCAGGACCTGCAAGCCATCAACAACCTGCTCGATCGTCCTCAGACGACGATTGAGGAAGCCAGAGTTCTGTTGTCACAAGCCATGATCAGTTGTTCAAAGGTTCGATCTCTTGCCATGGGAGACGACCGATGAGCGTTAACTTTTGCGACATCGACAGTCACACTCAGCAGATCAACCACATTGACCGGTTGACACGCGAAAACGCCGAGCTGCGGGATCAACTTCAATCACTCGTCTACGCAGCTTCCTATCCGCTTCATGACGACGATTATCAGTGGCATTCGGCCACTGCGCATCGAATTTTAGCAGACGAAATCAACGCCTCTAAAGCATTACTGGAGTCAATCTGATGAGCACCGAAACTGACTGCGTCAAAGCCGAGCTGCGTGACATTGTTGCACGTACTTGGGAGCAGCAAAAGCTGATCAACCGTGTTATGGCACAACGGTTGGAGCGATCGCAGGAGACCATCGACGATTCTCGCTGGATCCTGAAATTTATCACGCTTGCCGAAGCTGGGCAAAAGCTCGATTGGATCGAGTCTGAACTGAGCTGGCTTGAAGAGGACGGTTTACCTACCGTCCGCCAACACCTTGTCGAACACGCTATCCGCACCGCTAAAGCTGCGATAGCCAACAGAGCACCTTCATTGGTGTGACTCTCCAGCACCCTGGGCCGAACCTCCCTTCGGCCCAGGTGAGTTATTCAAAAGTCTTCAACAGTTTTCAACAGTCTTCAAAAGTATTCAAAAGGATCAGATAGATGAGCACAGCAACCAAGACCGAATCTGTATACGGAAACAAAACATGGACGCCACAAGGCATCCTGAGTTACCCAAATCTCTTTGAGGCCAAGGTCAATCCGTACAAGCAAAACGGCCTGTTTTATCAGGCCAATATTTTGCTGCTTAAGTCTGAGATGCCAGATGAGCTGATTGCTGAGATGCAACGGATCTCTGAGATTGCTTTTGGCCAACAATTCCGAAAGCTCACAACGCACACAAACTGTGCCATCAAAGATGGTGACAAGTTGGTTGACAAGGATGGCAACCTTAAGACCGGCCATGCTGAATCAGGTTGTTGGGTGATATCGGCCAGCACAGGCGAATCAAAGCCACCTATGGTCGTTGACAGGCACGGTAGACCGATCACAAACCGTAATGAGATTTACGGTGGCTGTATCGGCCAGATGCTGGTGACACCGGCCACCTATAAAGTGACAAAAAATATTGGCGTATCTCTTTACCTGGTCGCCTTCATGAAGTTGGCCGATGGCGAATCGTTCGGCGGATCCACAGGTTTCAATCCTTTATCGGACCTTCCCAAGTCTGTGGAGGTCGCACCACATTTGAGAGGTCGGATGCAAGTTCGGCCAGGTGGTGGAGTGACTGAAACAGATGCGGATCGGTCAATGAAGCAACATCTTGACCAGACTCGCACAAATGGCCACGCCTTTGATCCACATGATGAAGTTGATGGGGTGCCTTTCTGATGGTCACTTCTCTGCAAATTATCTTTGCCGCCAGAACAGGTCAATCTGTTCTGGTGGGATCTGAGCGAGCCAGGCACCGCGAACGACTGCTTTCAACTATGGACGGTGTGAGATCAGCCGATCCGGCATATCTGAGACCTCACAATATTCGCTGGCGGAAGTTGCTTGAGGCCGAGCTGCTCACGACCAGGGCGACACTGAGGGCGGAACATCCAGAATGGACAGAAGAAAAGCTGGATTGGGAAAGTTCGCCTTACTCACCTGAAAAGCTGGTGAGTGTTGGTAAAGACAAAGACGGCAACGATTTTCTAGTGAGTGAATCACAGGCGCTAGGCCGGTGGTCACCTTACCCAGACTCCAAGGATTAATCATGACCAAGACAGATTTGGAATTTATCCACGACGAAATGGACCGCTTCAAAAAGCAAACGAATCCGATCCTGACCATTTCGCCAGGCGAATTTCTGGACGACCAGGAATCAGCCGTTGTGGAACGGTTTGCACTGGATGTGATCAGGGCCATCAGAGGCTTTCGAGTCTCATCCAGTCGAGTGGTTTTGCCCAAGGTTACAGCAGTGGACGAGTGCTGCGATGAATCAATCCCGTCAGGCCGCTGAGATTTGGTGAGACTTGGACTCCGGTGACGCATAGCGGCGGCATCTGTGGCGATTTTCATGAGCGCGATCAGTAATGAGCAGATGTCAAACGGGATTCATGGATGGTGATGGTCGCCAAGGATGGCAATTTGTCGCGGCTGGGCAATAGCCCTTTCCCATAGGGCTTTCGGTAGGTTCGATTCCTACACGCGACTTGTCAGGGGCTAACGATATCCAGCCTGCTGACAGACTCCTAGTTGGTCGGATTCGAGTTTGTTTATCCAGCATCATGTTGGGCAGACTCACAAGAATCGCACGGGGAGTTGACTGATCATACTCCGCCGGGAGTTTTACCACTCCCGGCATCAAATCAAACGCATCACGGAGGCTACAGCCATTTTAGTGCTATCACGGAAGGTCAATGAAGTTCTTGTCATCAATTACGGTGACATTCAATTCAAGGTTTGCGTCACTGAGATCAGGGGCGACAAGGTCAAGATTGGTGTTGAGGCTCCACTTGAAGTCAGAGTGGATCGGCTGGAAGTGTGGGAAGCGAAACAAAAAGCAGGGATAAAAGCATGAAAGTTTCAGCCAAGGTCGGAAGTTCTCACAGGACGCCGGGAAAACACGACGCCTTAAGCTGGTTGTTTGGCAAGACCGTTGGCGTACACTCTGTGTATTTTCCCAAGCGAACGTTTGTGGCCATTGACTGCACTGCTGGTGACGGCGTGCCATCAGGGCACAGCCTCTTAACGAGTCCGTCTATATTAGACAAAGGGATTCAATTTCTTGAATCAAAAGGAATTCACGCAAAGCTCGCACTTTACGAGAAATCCGCAGTGTCGTCTCAGTCTCTTAAATTGCATTTCCCCAACCGGGATATTGTGCATGGTGACGCGAAAGACATGCCCGTCTTTTGGGATCAGACTTCAATTCTTTTTGTAGTCAACGACCCAAATACAATCAATGACTGGGTTCTTCCGCAGTCTTTGAATCTAGCCCCCGACCTGACAACCGTGTTTTCTACGCTTGGTTGCAATGTTGGTGGATTGAAAATGCTTTCCAAAGAGAAAAGGGCTGTGTGGTACGAACACGTACAATCGCAGTTGCTTTTGCTTAAACCGTGGCACGCAGCCTACATTATCCGCATCGAAAACGATTCCTCGCAGTGGGCGTACCTTGTAAACTCTCCTGTAAAATGGATGAGAAACACAGAAGAAGCGTTCAGAAAATCGTTTGAGAAGTACGGAATGAAGGTAGATGGTGGCTGGATTGGCGAACGTGTGCCTGACAGCAGTAAGTTCCGAAATATTGTTGACCAGTTATTCCTGACCAAAAAAGAGTTTCAAAATGTATGACGAACCGTCACTTGATGAATGCGTCACAGCCTACAACCTGAACGGAATTCATCCTGCCGCCGACCTATTCCCATTAATCACGGGGCAAGAGTTTCAAGACCTTTGCAATTCTATTGGGAATCAAGGGCTGGAAATGCCTGTCGTGCTAACCCACGATGGATTTCTTTTGGATGGCCGAAACCGATTGCGGGCACTGTTTGCTACAGGCGCTACCGAGCGATTTCAAACGCTTGGCGAATTTTACGCAACTGACTATCCCGGCTATGTTATCCGGCTCAACCTGCATCGTCGGCACCTGAGCAGTGAAGAACGCAAAGTTCTGTATCTCAAGCTACGGGAAATGCGAGGGGTTCGAGAGCATGGATTCAATAGACACAATCTAGATGTAACGAATGTTACATCTACACCACCGTCTCAAACTACTTACGCTTCCGAAATGGGCGTATCACGAAAAACAGTCAACGACTGGGAATTTGACGCCAAGATCCTAGATAAATCGCCAGGCCTGAAGGAAGCAGTTTTGGCTGGAAAGATGCAGGTGGCCGAAGCGGTTGCGATTGTCGAGAAAGTGGAACAGGCTATCGCAAAGCAAGCTCCACCTCCAGAACCTGTCGCTAAACCTGAAAGACAAGCCTTTCCTGTCGTTCCTGTGATCACGGTGGATGGAAAGTCCAAGGATGTTCCGCAGCCCAAGGCAACGCATTTCAACAAGACGAACGGCAACGTGGAATGGGCCAGTTGGACATGGAATCCGATCACCGGATGTTTACATGGTTGTAACTTCTGTTACGCCAGAGCGATTACCCATAACGGGCAAATGGCATCGAATTATCCGTTCGGGTTTGAACCTGCGTTTTACGAGTACAGGCTGGAAGCACCGAAGAACACGCGAATACCCGTGGATTCAAATAATCCGGCTGACGGTCGTGTTTTTGTCGGTTCGATGGCCGACGTGTTTGGGAAGTGGGTTCCTGATGAATGGATTCAAAAGATATTCGACGCTTGCATGGAAGCACCCGGTTGGGAGTATCTCTTCCTGACCAAATGGCCAAACCGTTATAAAATGCTGGAATCATTGCCTAAGGCTTGGTTTGGAGCCTCTGTAATTCAACAGTCTGACGTTCAGAGAGTAGAACGTGAAATGAAATCGTTTGAGACGACGGGTATCAAGTGGATCTCGCTTGAACCAATGCTTGAGCAAATCACGTTCAACGATCTGTCGTGGTGCAATCTGGTGGTGATTGGTGCACAGACTGCTACTCAACAGCCATCGGGCTATGTGCCTGAAAAGGCGGCTGATTTTGAGTGGGTATGGGACGTAGTCCGGCAATGCAAAGACGCCGGAGTGCCTTATTACCTGAAACCTAATCTATTGCAATCACCGGGAATGATCTTACCTAAAGGCGAACCATCATGAACATCATCAACGCCCCATCCGTCTACCTGGTCGGCAAACAAGAACTGAACAGCCTTGATTGTGCCGAGTTCCTTGAAGCTCACGGAGTCGAACATTGGAACAGCGACACCGACAATGCTAGCGAGCATCTCGTGGAGATCGCTGGCCGATTGTGCTATATGAGCTTTGCCAAGCCTCGACCAGGTGGGAACAAGGCTTATATCGACCACATCTTAGAAGTAGGCCACGGCTCAGTTCTCGAACATGCTGTTTACTCGATGATATTCACCGGTGTCTCACGGTCACTGACTCACGAGCTGGTCAGGCATCGTGCTGGCATGAGTTACAGCCAGCTTAGTCAGCGATATGTGGACGAATCAGACTGTGCGTTTGTGCGACCACCAGGCATCAAGCCGGGAAGCACGCCAGAAGCGATCTGGGCTCAGGCCATTGGCCGAGCGCAGGGACATTACGAGGCGCTGTGCGAAACGCTGGAATACAGCGACTTTGCCGACATCGACAGCCCGACACTTCGACGCAAGAAATCTCGCGAAGCCGCTCGCGCTGTCCTCCCAAACTGCACTGAAACCAAGATCTTCGTGACTGGCAACGCCAGAGCATGGCGACACTTCTTGGAATTACGTGGTTCGATCCATGCGGATGCTGAAATTCAGCGGCTGGCGATTGCTGTTCTGGACGTGTTGCAGGCTGAATCACCAAACCTTTTTGGCGATTACACGGTGACGGATCAAGGGATTGAAACGATCTGGAGGAAAGTATGAACGAGATGCAAAGGCTGATGGGAGAAGAGATTGAACGCCTTCAAACAAGGGTGGAAGAACTTGAGGCCGAGTTGGCTAGGCGTCCTATCGTTTACATCGCCAAGCTCCCCTTCGGCACTATGTTCATGACTCACGAGGAACCGCAGGTGTTCCTGTCAATCGAGAATGCTAAAAAGTGGTTTGCAACCGTTCCGATTTATGACGTTGAATTTGAGATTTACACGGGAGAGCAAGAATGAAAGTTCTGAAATTGATAGCAATTCAGCTTCGGCAGATGGGTGCTGATGGGCTTTGCAATGGCGAATGCGGATGTGAGCTGGGCGATCTTGCTCCATGCGTGGACTGGATAGGCGACTGTGTGCCTGCCATAGCGGTCAAGGCTTACGATGAGGACGGTGAATTTGAAACCACCTATGTACCTCTGACGGAGGCAACAAATGACACCGCTTGAAGAATTAAAATCTGAGGTTGTTGATTTTTTTCAGCGATGTGAAGTTTTAGGTATGCATGGAATGTCGCTGAAATCCTACTATATTTGGATGGTGCAGATAGTTAGGAAATTTGAGGAATACGTGGGCCTGCTTGAGGAAGAGAACCGATCACTCAAGGCTGAACTTGCCAAGCGTCCTGTCGTTTACATCGCCAAGCTCCCCTCCGGTCACATGTTCATGACTCACAAAGAGCCACAGGCGTTCCTGTCAGTCGAGAATGCTAAGGAGTGGTTTGCAACCGTTCCGCTTTACGATGTCGAGTTTGAGCTTTACACGGGGGAGCAAGAATGAAAGTCCTTAGCCACACATTGAATAGCATTTCCTTCACTGTCCTTGGCAAGCCATCGCCATCAGGTTCCAAAAAAGCATTTCAGCACAGCAAGACCGGAAGGATTGTTGTGGTTGATACGGCCAAAGGGAAAGCCAAATGGCAAACGCTGTGCAAGCGAGCTGCGACCACAGCCGTGAAGGAATCGGGCTGGGGGTGTGCATCAGGGCCAATCAATCTGCAAGTCCTGTTTACATTTGCGAGACCTAAAGCACATTTCCGGACTGGCAAGAATTCAGCCATCATGAAGCCGACAGCACCATTCTGGCACACTCAGAAACCGGATAGAACAAAGCTGTTGCGGTGCCTGGAAGATGCTTTCAAGGGTGTGCTCTGGAAGGATGACAGTCAGGTGATTTCGGGAGAGGCTCGCAAATGTTGGGGCGATGAGGATTCCGCTTTTGTCATCGTTGAAACTGTGGAGCAACCAAATGAAATCCAAGCGAGCTGAGATCAGGTTCTCACGAACTGAAATGGAAGTCATGCCACAGCATCAGTTATTGGAGCTGAAGCGAATCGGCACGGAATATGAGCGGATGCACGCGAATGCGATCTTGGATGATCGCTCAAACGGCAACACATCAAATCATGGCTATCCAGCAATCACCGAACTGATGGCCAGTACCAAAGGCCAACGATCTGTGACGGGTATCGCAGTGAAGCAAAACCGTTACTTGAATGGATACCACCAGAACAAGAAAGTGAAACATGCTTACAGGGTTTCGCAAATTGACATGGAGAATGATGCATGAGCTGTCCTGACTATTACTTGCTGGCCAGTGGCCGTGAGTTTATCGACTTTGCCAACAACGAGCTTGCAGCCTGGTTGAAACCGCGAGTGTCACATGAAGTTTATCACTGCATTGTGAGTGCGATGGAGCACAGATTTCGACGCGGCAATAAGGAAGGTGAAGCTGAGACAGATCAGGCGGCGGAAGCATTCTGGCTTTCTCAAGCGATAAGAACGAAAGACGAAAGCAAATACTTTATGAATGAAATCATACCAGTGGTTCTGGCTATGGTGGACACCGAACGGCGAAAGAAAGACAAGACGAGGCAAGCACAATGATTGAGCAAAGATGGTGCACGACTAATGGCACAAGCTGGACGCTGTCCCATGGCAAGTATTGGGCGCATATCGAGTTGTCTTTTGACAACACCAGCTATTTGGCCAGCACTGGAAGCCTGAAATACATGCCGGAAGAAATGTCCTTAGAGGAGTTGAGTCAAGACTACTGGAGTGACGAATTTGACTGTCTAAAGAAAGCCAAAGCAGCCTGTATTCAGCATATTACTGAAGCGATTGACGAAATTACCAAGAGCTTACAGGTATCACCATACGAAGGCATTTTTGACAGGGAAAACTATGATGATCAATCTTGATGATATTGCTGCACTCACAGACAGCGAAGGCAAGGCGGTTGCTTTGAGCCTGTGGAATCGTTTGCAGGTCGTAGACAAGGCGTTCCGCGAAATGGCAGCCCAGTTTGATTATTCGGGGTTAAAGGGTGTCGAAATGTACGAGGCGTATATCGCCCTGGTCGAGTCTCAAGACAAGGAGAATGAGTGAATCAGCATATCGACTTTTCAGAAGTGATCAGTAAGGGCAAGATCAGTCAGAAACAGGCCGAACAGGTTTCTACTGTCCTCTCTGACTTGCTGTTTCAAGATCTGGGATACACACGGTTCGTGCCGAAGTGGGACGACATCGCTCAGAGGATTGAGATCCTGTTCATGAGGGACGACGATCTGGGGTGGTTTCGCATCACCAGCCCGTCAGTCAAGACGATTGACAAGTTTATTGCGGCTCTCCCATGGCTGGCAAAGCAGGATCCACAGTTGGCCGAATGGAAGCAAACGAAGTTCTGAGAATCTGCCTGAAGATAAACCCGTTGCAAATGCAGCGGGTTTGTTAAAATAGGTGTGGTTATTACTTACCAGAGGCTTAAGAGATGGCGCGAGCCAAAGACCGCGAAACACTGATTCCGATCATTCTGGACAATATCTCCAATGGTGGAACGATTGGGATTTCGTGTTGTGCTGCCGGTGTTAGTTATCGTTCGTTTCGGGAATGGGTTCAAGCAGATCCGCAATTGGCCGCAGATCTGAAAAAAGCGAATAGCGCCTTTGAATTAAGGCATGTTCGCAATATTCAGACGATGGCAACCGACGACTGGAAAGCGTCAGCCTGGTTGCTGGAACGGAAGTTTCCCAAGCGATACTCGCGCCGGCTTGTCATCTCTGAACCTCCTAAGGCCACAGAAGATACAGGCATTTTAGTGAGAGTTCCGAAGCCTAAGCCAAAGTCCATCGAGTCTGATATCACAGATGTTTGACCTCACGAAGTGCACTGATCCGCAGGCAGAGTTCTGGGCCGATCAAAGCAAGTTCACTGGCTTCATCGGTGGAATCGGATCAGGAAAGACCTTTGCGGGTGCGATCAAGTGCTTACAGATGCCTGAGAACAGCTCAGGCATGGTGCTGGCTCCTACATTCCCCATGCTCAGAACGGCATCCCTGAGAGCGTTTCTGGAGATTGCCAGACCCGCCGGACTGATTCAGTCGTTCAACAAGTCTGATTACGAGATGACCTTAAAAGGCAACCGAACGATTTACTGGAGGTCCGCAGACAATCCCGACAGGCTCAGAGGGCCAAACCTTGGATGGATCTGGCTCGACGAGTCGGCCATGATGAGCGAGGAAACATGGTTGATTGCCATCGGACGATTGAGGCAGTCGCCTGGCCAGGCATGGATGACCAGCACACCAAGAGGAACACGGCACTGGCTTTACGATCTTGTCAAGAAGGCTCATGTCTCTGTGACAACAGCCACATCGGCGAGCAATTTCTTTAACCCTGAAGATTTTGTTTCCAGCGTCTCCACAGTCGGTTCCGCAGATTGGCAAAGGCAGGAACTTTTGGGTGAGTTTGTCGAGCCAGGCGGAACTCTCTTCAAGCGGCATTGGTTCACTTCCATCGAGGAGATACCCAAGGGTGAAGGATTGTCCGTAAGAGCTTGGGACACCGCAGCGACCAGTGGTGGTGGCGACCATTCTGTTGGTCTGCGAATGCACAAGATTGACCAGAAGTATTACATAGATTCCGTTATTCGTGGTCAGTGGGGACCAGATGAACTGGACACCATCCAGCGACAGACAGCCGAAGCCGATGGGCAGGATGTGACGGTGATCCTAGAACGCGAACCAGGTTCAGCCGGGAAGCGAATCAACCAATACACCCGACTGGCTTTGGCCGATTATCACGTTGTGGAAGAATCGCACACGGGCGGGAAGTATTCACGCGCGATGCCATCGGCCAAGGAAACGGCTCGTGGCAATGTGGTGCTGGTCAAAGGCAACTGGATCACATCATTCCTCGACGAGATCGCCGACTTCAACGGTGAAGACGGCCAGACGGATGACCAGGTGGACGCACTGTCGTTGGCCTTCAATTACCTGTTCAGGAAAGTGGGTGTTTCGCTTTGAGTTTTTGTGTGGTACATTGGGTCTAACTTATTACACACGCTTAGGGTTATTACGCCATGCAGAACTACTTCCAAACGATGATGGGCAGCTTGGCCACGGGCGTGAAAACTCTGTTTTCTGGCCGTGGTGGTGGCGGTTCCATCTAC